AGATGGGGCGGTACCCGGAAGATCCTGCAAATCTCATCCACCTGAAACTTGCGGGTTTCCAGAAACTGCGCTTCATTGTTCGGGATGGCAATCGGCTCAAACTTCATTCCTTCTTCCAGTATGGCTACCCGGTTGCTGTTGGAAGATCCTCCGTAGGCGCTGTTCCAGCTTTCCCGGAGCGCCTTCGGATTCTTCACGGTGTTCGGATGCGTCAGGATGCCGGAGGGCCGAGCACCATTGGAGAAGAATTTACTGCCGTACTCCTCAGAAGCGATCCCGAGGCCGATGGCGTTTTTCTCCAGAGCGATTGGGCTGTATCCCATAACCCCGTCAAACCCAAGGCCGGGAATGTGAAGAACATCCCGGGGCTTGATCGACACGGTCTTGCCATCACTGGTGGTGTAGGTATAGGTCAGGTTTCCCTTGCTGTCACGATCCACTTCCATGTGGTCCGGGAGCAAAGGATACAGACCAATGACCTGATTCTTACCACTGCGGATAATCTGGCTGTAGCTGTTGCCGTAGAGCAGCAGGTGCGCCAACATAACTTCCCGGAAAACAAAGGATGTCATTTCGCTGTTCGGCTCATCATGGAGGAGCCTGTACAGCGGATGATCTGTCGCTTTCTCGTTTCCGTCATTGACAGTTTCGTATATGCCCAGAGGCAGGCTGGCGATGGTTTCTGAGATTACCCGGACGCAGGCGTAAACCGTGGAAAGCTGGATAGCACTCTGCACCGTCACAGATTTCCCGGAACCGCTGGTGCCGAAGTAGAAAACCGGCGCGGCACTGACGCTGTCCTGGGGCTTGTCACGTGCACGGAAAAGACCGGAAAAAGGATTCTTCATTCTGTTTCCTCCAAAAAGAAAAGCCGTCCGGCTGCCCGGATGGCTCTCTGCATTTTTCCACGATACCATTATACATGAGATTTTCCCATGAATCGTCCCGCTATTTGGACAATTGTTGTAGCAGGCTTAATCACTTCACTGTATATTTTTCATGATCCGATTGATAGCATCTGATATTTTGCAGAGTTTGTGGTTTTCCGGCTTGATATAATCGTTTATACTTTTACAGGGAAGTTCACCTGTTCCGTTCCTTGTGGAGGGTTGTATATGATGATGCCTTGGAGAAAAAGGAAACTGGTACGAAAGATTACAGACGCATTCGGAAAGAGCCCAGAGAAGGATTATTACCCAGGTGATATGGAATGGACACGTACTTTTTTTGACGCTTGTCAGTCAAATAACAGAGATAGGTTTTATCTGGACGATATCACTTGGAACGATCTGAATCTGGATGAGCTCTACAGGAAAATAAATGCTTGTCAATGTACTGCTGGAGAACAATTTCTATACTATATGCTCCGGAGGCCTATGACTCATGAGGCTTTTGACAAGCAGAAAGGACTGATTCACTTAGCAGAAGACCGTCCTGACCTCAGACTGAAGATTCAACTGCTCCTGAGCAGGGTTGGAAATGGCAATGTGGATATGACAAGTATTTTCTATCCGAAAGACACATCACCATTCTGGCTGATAGTTTATCTTCTTATGGGGTTTGTTCTCTTCATTTCCTTTTTTGCTGTTGCTTTATTCGGGATTAAGTACATCTTTATCCCGATTATACTTCTTGCTGCCAATTCATTTTTTCATGAGTTTCGCCGTATTCGGTGCGAACATGAAATCAGGCGGGTAAACTATTGTGTATCTTTGGCCCTTGCCTTACGGCGGATGCGAAAGTGGAAGACACCAGAACTGGATTCGTTTTTCAGTGATGCATATATACATCTGGATCAAATGAAGCCTGTTCTTCGATCTGGTCCTGTTATGTCTGCACTGAATTCAGATCCGTTCCAGGCTGCTATGATGAATTTCTTTTTTGCGGATTTGATTGCCTTCGAAATCCTGAAAAAACGTATTGCCAGGTACCATGAACATTTTCTTGCCGTTCATGAAGCTGTTGGTCAAGTTGACGCTTCAATCGCCATAGCGTCTTATCGGAAATGTTTGACTGCATGGTGTGAACCTGTGATCGACTTTGATTCAGAACAGCCGGATATCTTTGTAAAAGGGATCAGGCATCCATTAATGAAGGAACCTGTTCCAAACGATCTTATAACTAAAAAGTCCCTACTCATCACCGGATCCAACGCTTCCGGTAAATCCACATATCTGCGTTCAGCAGTGCTTTGTGTTTTGATGGCACAGACGATATGTACCTGCTCTTGTGAAGAGTATAAAAGCAGTCCTTTTAGAATATTTACCTCAATCGCACTGTCTGATGATCTATTGGCAGGAGAAAGCTATTATATCGCTGAAATCAAATCTCTTAAGCGCATCCTTGATCAACAGAAAACTGGAGGGTTTATTCTCTGTGCTCTTGATGAGGTATTGAGAGGAACCAACACGATTGAACGGATAGCGGCTTCAACTGAGATATTGAAAGCATTAAATCAACCGGGAACTCTCTGCCTTGTTGCCACCCATGATGCTGAATTATGCTCACTGTGCAGCGATTCATATCAGCTTGCTCATTTTGAGGAAACAGTATCTGACACCGACATCTGTTTTGACTACAAACTGAAACCTGGACCTGCTGAAACACGTAATGCCATACATCTTCTAAAGCTAATGGGGTTTGATGATGCAATCGTCACATCTGCTCACAGTAGAGCAGATAATTATGCAAAAACAGGAAAGTGGTTATAAAATACTTTTCATCTTTCTGTGACAGACAAATATGTCGGAAGAAGGCATCACAGCCCGCTTCCGGTCTTCTTATCATGGCACTCCTTGCAGAGGGGTTCCCAGTTCGTTTGATCCCAGAACAGCCGCTGGTCTCCCCGATGCGGAATGATGTGATCCACCACCGTTGCCGGGACAACTTTTCCTTCCGCTTGGCAGAAAGCACAGAGCGGATGCTGCTTCAGGAACAATGCCCGGGCTTCACGCCAGCGGGCATCATACCCACGGACGGAGGCACCGCCGCGCATACGGTCATCGCTGTACATTCGGTGATCCTTACAGAACACCTGGCCCTGTTCGCAGAACCCGGGACACCCCGGGTAGCGGCAGGGTCTTTTCGGCTTTTGGGGCATTTTCGCACCTCCGTTCAGATAATCAAAAAGCCCCGGTCGTCATAGACCGAAGCTCCGCTGTTGGCATTCTTCAGTGCCCGATCCAGTGCCATGACCAGAGCAACAGCACCGTCAACTTTTTCCGTGGATTTCTCCTTGTCAATCTTCAGGTTTCCTGCCGGGTCAGTCCGCACGAAGGCATTGTCCATATTCCACCGAAGAACCGGATGCCCGCCATGGTTCAGCTTTCGCTCCAGTACCAGGCGCATCAGTTCTTTTGTTGGAGGACTCATGTCCCGAAAGCCCTGACCGAATGGAACCATCGTGAAACCGTCATCCTCAAGGGTCTGCACCATCATGGTAGCATTCCATCGGTCATACGCGATTTCCCGAATGTTGAACCGTTCTCCCAGCTGCAGGATGAATTGTTCGATCGCGCCGTAATGAACGACATTGCCTTCAGTGGTATGAATGAAACCCTGCCGTTCCCACTTGTCGTACATGACATGATCCCGGCGGACACGAAGCTGCAGGGTTTCTTCCGGGAGCCAGAAATGCGGAACAATAATGTACTGCTCCTCCTCATCCCGTGGAGGGAATACAAGCACCATCGCGGTAAGGTCACTGGTGCTGGAAAGGTCGAGCCCGGCATAGCAGGGTCTGCCTTCCAGTTCATACTCATTGACAACACCACCGCAGTCATCCCATTTATCCATCGGCATCCAGCGGACGGACTGCTTCACCCACTGGTTCAGACGAAGCTGCCGGAACATGTTCTCGTCAGCGGGTGTTTCCTGCGCTTTACGGAATGCGTCCCTGACCTTGTCAATGGTAATCGTCTGATCCAGAGAGGGATTTGCCTTATACCAGTTTCGCTCATCCGTCCAGTCAGCGTCATCCGGCAGGCCGAAGACCACCGGGTAGAACCGGGGATCATCCTTCCGGCCTTCAAGGATGTCGATAGCTTTCTGATGAACTTCCCAGCAGATGCTGTTCCGATCCGTTCCGGCAGTTGTCAGGAAAAACCACAGGGGCTGTTTCCGAGCGTCGCCGCTTCCCTGCGTCATAACATCGTAAAGTGCACGGTTCGGCTGGGTGTGCAGTTCGTCGAAGATGCAGGCGCTTACATTCAGGCCGTGCTTCGTCGCGACCTCTGAGGACAGAACCTGATAGATGCTTCCGGTCGGCTGATACACCATTCGCTTTGTAGAAGGGATGATTTTGATCCGTTTGCTGAGTGCCGGGGACTGTTTCACCATGTCTACGGCAACATCAAAAACGATAGCTGCCTGCTGACGGTCAGACGCACAGGAGTAAACTTCCGCACGCCATTCATCGTCATTGCAGAGCATGTTCAGGGCAATGGCAGCGCCAAGCTCTGATTTTCCCTGCTTCTTCGGGATCTCGATGTACGCAGTGGTGTATTGCCGGATGGACGGATTTTCATCACGGACTGTTCCGAAAACATCCCGGATAATCTGTTCCTGCCATGGGAGCAGCTTGAAAGGCTGACCGTGAAATTCTCCCTTTGTATGCTTCAGGCACTCTATGAACTGGATAACCCGGCGGGCTTTTTCCTCACTTTGCATCCTGCCAGCCTCCCCTCAGAACGGATTCCATCGGGTCATCCGTATCAGCCTTGTCGCCGTTCTGGGCATAGAGCCGCGCACGGCTGGCCGGGGTCAGACCGAACTCTGAGCAAAAAGACTGCATAATCTTCAGGTTCTGCTGGGCAATGGATACCTGTGGAACCTGCTGTACATAACCGCTGGGCGTTTTGAAGATCGTCCCGTGCTGGGATAGAAACTCTTCAGCTTCACGCCAGCGGGCATAAGCCTGACAGTAACCGGCGAAGGCTTCCATGTCGTGTTCTGTCAGGATGCCCATGGCAATCAGGGATGGAGCCAGACGCTTCCATTCCTTTTTCGCTTCCGGCATCAGCCATGCGGGGCATTTCACGTTCTCCTGCGGCGGTGTCGGTTCTTCTTTATTGATCGGCCTGCGGCCTTTTCCCCGGTCGCCTTCCAGCACCTTCAGGGCAGTAGGCAGTGGTTTTCTACCTTTGGTC